CTACGAACATCTGTTTCAATCTTTAATATGTTTTCAATTACCCATTTTCCATCAGAAGCTCTAAGAATATTATTTTTTGGTTGAATAATTTCAACTTCATCATTAAATAACATTCTAAAGAGAAGTTTAAAAGAAGCTTCAGCTCCTTTTGAAAGATAAATTGGTAAAACATTTTTAATTAAAAATTCTTTATCTACTTCAACATTTTTTGTAAACAAATTAGCAAAAGTATTAAAAAATTGATCTTGAAATTTATCAATTGAATAATCAACATCTGAAATAAATCTTAAATTTTTTGCTTGTTGCGTTAGGTCATTTAATTCATCAGGTTGTTTTTGTTCCAAAAATTCATAATAAGCTTCTAAAAATGTAATGAATAGATGATATTCTTCCCGAACAAATTCAGGAACTTGGCGACTAATTAATACTGAGGTATTTGCAAAAGACATTAAATTGGTATGAGATTTGTTACGATGGAAGTAGGATCAGTTTCATCAATTGTAATAATTGTATTTCTTATTGATCGAATCAAACTTTTTTCAGCTTCTATAGTTAAACGAATATAACCATCAGATGAAGAAACGGATACTATATTAATATCTGTTATAGTAATTACTCCTGTTTCATAATTAATTTCACCTGCGGTATCATTAACACTTTGTCTTTGAGCATTGGAATCATAATAAACTGTTCTTAGAACACCAATCTTACCATCAATAATTGCGGTCGCTGTTGCACCATAACCATTGCCACCAGAAATTGTAACTAAAGCCCGTGTGTAATTAATACCACGATTAGTTATTCTAATACTCTGAATAGATCCATTTACAATTACGGCTTCAGCTCTAGCACCTATCCCATCTCCTGAAATTGTAACTGTTGGAGAAGTTGTATAACCAGTTCCTGGATTAGTAATTGATATAGAAGAAATTCCGGTATAAGACTGTGGAGTTTCATCAAAAATAACCGTTCTTCTTGTGCCATTATTATCAAAAACATCAAATTCGGTAGATGTTAGTTTGTTAGAAACCGTGCCTCTATGTAAAGGCACATTAAAATTAACTGTATAAATTTGTGAGATATTTAATTGAGGTTCAAATCTTTTTTGTGCTCGAACAATACATTCTGAACCAATTATAGAATTTAAATCTACACCATCAATACTATCTTGAGCTTTAGAAAGAACAAATCTTGCATCAAATTTATTTAAATTTGTATCTCTATAATTTAAAAGACCATTGCGAATAGCTATTTTTATATTAGATTCTGTGCTTGTTGTTTTCTTTGGATCATACTGAACATTACTTTCAATTAACAAATACAAATACTCTGGATCTAATATTTCTGTTTGTACCGCAACAATAGATTTTGGAGTAATAATTTGGTCAATAATTCTTTGTTTTTCTGCTTCAGAAATATAATAGTCTTGTTTTGGTTTCATAGAAACAAAAACTTTACCATAAACTGGAGGGTCGTTATCTTGGCCACCCCAAACAGAAATCGAATCTATATTTGGATAATTATTCAGAATATAAGTTTCATAATCTTTGTAAGTAATTAAACGATTTTGTGTAGAAAATTGTGAAGCAGCGGACAATTTAATATTATCTACCGATTCTCGTTCTGCACCGCCAGAAGCTGCGCTTTGTGAGGTAACTGTGAAGTTAGATAAAGATGTACCTAGTGAATCCGTAATTGTAGCAGTAGCAACAAAATTATTTGCTTTATTTGCAGCAATTCCATTTGTTGATAAGTAAGTAACCGAAACAATCGCACCATCTGGTAAAGATTTACCAACAACATCATTACCAAAATAAATCTCAAACAGACCACCACGACTTTCTTGTAAAAAGAAAACTTCTGAAGTAGATGTAATATCTAAAACATCAGTAACCTTTTCATAAACTGTTGTAGCACTATTAGCTGCATTTGGCACCACAGAAACTTTAATTGTAGTTGTGTCAATGTTAGCATCAGGCAATTGAAAAGAAGATTTTGGATTTGAACCTTTATTATATGTAAAGGAATAGGTAATTAATTGTCCTTCATAGATATTTAAATTTTCAAAAACATATTGCGTATTTGATTTTGTAACAGTTGTATCTTCCAATACTACAAAATTATAAGCACGACTATCAATTTGATTTGATAAAAATGCAAAACCTTCTGGTAAAGTGCAAGTAGCAGGAGTTGATGAACCTGTTTCTACTGTAAAATTAATAATTGAAACGGGTGATCTTGTGGAATAAGGAACATATCCTAGTGTTTTGGAATGAGAAACTGCCGAATCACGAAGAAGAGCAGTATCTAAAAATGACTCATTTGCAACCATGTTCAAATAGTATGCATTGTAATGAGTATTGTAAGCAAGAATATCCAACAGAACCGATAAACCGGCACCATCAAAATCGTAGTCTTGAAATTCAGATTGTTGTCTTAAAAAATTTTTTAAATTTTGCTTGATTGTATCAAAATCAAGTTCTGTTATTCTTAAACGGTCTACCATTTTTATCTAATTCTCTCTAGGAAAAAATTAATTGTAATTGGTGCGGTACTATTGATAATAAAAAATTCTAATGTAACTTTATATGAGTTTTCGTCTGGAGCTGGAACTGCAATAACTTGAGATACCTCAGCTCTAGGTTCAAAATTACCAATTACCTCTGTTATTTCTCTTTCAATTTGTGCAGCTATTACAGAATCTACATTTTCAAATAACAGACGGCGTATATTACTACCAATTTCTGGTTGAAAAGGTCTTTCGTAATGATTTGTTAATACCAAATTCTTAATTGAATTGATAATTGCATATTCATTTTTGTGGGTGTTTATGTCTTTTTTAACTGGATGAATTGTAAAATTCAGATCCAGGTCTCTAAAAGTGCGTTCTGCTTGTATGTTTACGGTTGCCATCGTCTATTTATTCAACCTCCGGCAAAGACATTTGAAGAACCTTCTGCCACAGAGGTACATCCAGAAATTGCATCACCTATTCTACCAGCACCTTTTCCGTTCACAAAAACACTTGTTGAACCTATAGAAATTGGAGCTGCATGAGAAGGGCAAGGTATGCCAGGTAAAAGATGAGTATTGTTGTTATCGCCTTGGCGTGACCATGCAATTCCATTTACGAATACATCAGACGAACCTTCTGCTCGTAATGGAGTTGAGCAATGCGTTACATCCGCATCACCTATTCTTGTGGCTGCTGGCACGCTCTTTCTCCATTAGTTGTTGAAGTTTTATATTCCATTGGTCTATTAGTTCGTGTTGTTCTTCTGTATGTGGTGGTTCTGGTGGATTAGGTTTAAATTTAATTAGATTGTCAAAATTGTTTGGAATGTCGTCATAATTGGTAAATGTGAAAAGTTTGCCATCAATTAAAACAACAAACTCTCCGTTCATTTGTTCAAATCAATCCTTGGTGCAGTAAATGACATATTGCCGCCAGATGTTATATCGCAGGTGCCACCAATTGTAGCACTAAAGTTTCCACCAATTTCTAATGATGCATTTCCATCAACATACACTTTTACATCACCTTTTACATAAACTTTCTCATCTCCAATCACCACAGTAAACTTATCTCTTTGTATTCTTTCTGATCTGTCGCCATTTGGTCCCCATTCAACATAAGAACCTGAGCGGTGATATAAATGAACTCTTTCCGCACCTTTTGTATCATCAAATTCTAATGCGTGGCCAGATTCAGATTCATAAACATTATTGTAAGGATACTTGGCATTATAGTATGAATTTGGTTCTACTTTTGATGCTTTATTTGCAGCTTTACTTTCATTGATTGGTGAAGGGTAATCAGAGTCATTTCGTGCCAAGCGAGAAGTTGTTGGTTCATCTAAAAACCTTGGATAATTTGTTCGTGTTTCATTTGGTTTTACTGGTGCCACATCCAATTCACCTTGATCACGCCCATCATTAAATGCTTCTTGTCTATTTGGACCTTTAAGAGGAATGCTTGGAAAAACACCAACCAAAATTGGGTCTTGGCCGTTTTCGCCATCTGTAAAGAAACCAAAAACCATATCACCTTCTTTTGGTGGATATGGATTATTGTTATTCAATGGAAGAATTGGTATTGCCCAAGGTAAAGCATTTGTAGGTAATAACATTTTATTTTCAGCGTGCCATCCAACACATCGCACACGACAACGGCCCATTTTTAATGGGTCTTGTCTATCTTCTACAACACCGACCCACCAAACAAAACCATTTTTACCAACAAATTTTTGACTTTCTTCTTTTTGTTCCATATTAATAATTCAATAATTCTTGTGTTTGTTTTGGGTTACTAACAGGTATAAATTCATTTGCAGAAGATGTTGTTGCTAATTCAATAATTGTTTCATGTTTATCGTACCCAATAATTTGCCGTGTAGCAACTATAATATATTTACCACTTAAACTTGGATCAGAATTGTCGTCACCTTTTTCTTTTTTTGAAAAACTTGGTGCAACAAGTGTTACATTAAAACCAGAAGTTAATTGAAAATTTCCTGGCATTACAACTTTTACTCTTTTTGTCATTAAATTTTTAATGATAGATTTTCTTTGTGATAACCAATTTTCAATATTTTCTTCTTTTGAAATAGATGTTGGATCTTTCTTTTTAATATACTCACTAAATTGTCTTGCAGCACCAAAAAGTGCTACTGATTTATTTGCATCATAAGTTTCAGTATTGTTTACACCATCACGATTTTTAATTTGTGAAAAGTTTGGATTTTCATTACCGTGTTTCATATTTCCATAATGGTCGCCATAACTAATGTTCTTTGTTGCAACAGTTCTGGTTAATGGATCAAAACCAATAAATTTAGATGCATTAACACCAGACCTTGTTTTTTCAATTTCGTTGGCCTGAGAAATAACTTCTAATGACCTAGCACTACTAATTTCTTCAATAGCACTTTTACCTGGTTGATTCTTAGATTCAAATTTAATATCAAGTATTTCTGGTTGACTTAGTAATGTTGATAAAGAAGCAAAATTATAACCAATAGAGTTTTGAAAAAACATAAAACTTGGAGACTGGTTTGAATCAACTGAACGCTTAGCAATCCAATCTATTGCATCTAAAGGTCTTAAATTTGGTATAACTATTTTTTTAATGCCTGATGTTGGGTTAATAATGCCTCGCAGGTTATTTTGAGGCACCTTTAAGTAGTCAATCAATATTCTTTCTACAATTTGTGCATTTGTTAACTCATACGATTGATTGATTCTTTTTTGATCAGAATACATTAATTCATCAGATACAAAATGAAGTGTATAAATTTCACTATTTAAACCGTCATTTTGCCTATCTGACTGTTTGAAGATACGAAAAGCTTTATGAAAATTAGCTATATCAGAATTTTTATCTTTTGCTATATCAATCAATATTGTTTCTGAACCATCAAACAATAACTTGCCAGAAAGTCCAATAGAATCTTTAATAAGAATATTTCCACTCATTACAGGCATCATTAATGAATCAAAAATGTTTATTTCATCATAAATTGAAGCTATATCAATATTACCTGCTTTTGTAACAATGACCAGCTCATTTACTTTGAACTGCGTTGACTTTTTGACTTCTAAACTCATAATTTAATTACACGCTTAAATTCTTTTTCTACTTCCGCAATAAAATCTTTTTTCAAAAGTTTAATTTCTCGTTTTTTTTCATTTTCATCAACTTCGTAGGTATAGTAAGACCTGGTTTCTTTTGAAATTGCAATAGTGACTATTTCATTTGCTTGTGTAGTATATGAAGTTGTAGTAGAAGAAATATTAGCATATGTATTTCTATTAACCTGAAGTTTTTCAGTTGTAATTGTTCCGTCATTTCCTGTTGTTGTAATAACTTTAAAATATGCCTGAACATTATTTTCACTTAGCGCCCATGCGAGTCCTGTTTGTGGTGTTGTATTAGATGCACCATTAGCAGTATATTTTTTATCAATATATTCAATGATAGAATTTTGATTTAAAGGCCAATCAAATTGTGGGTCAATAATATCATTGAATAAAAGAACAATCCAATGTCTTTCCGAATTATCATAATACTTATCAGCTATGATTTCAGGTGTGTCTCCATCTTGTATCTGATAGGGATAAAATGCAATAGAGTTTTCTTTTAATTTAGATTCAAATCCAAATCTAGCAATTATGTTTGTTACAGCATCTACACCAGTTGTATTGTTATTACTGGTATAAAATGTTTTTGGATAATAATTAAAAAACTTTGCCATTATTGATCACGCTCCTGGTTAGATGGATCACTAACATTTTTAACAATACCAGATGAACGACCAGAATTAAAATCTTGCTTTGTGAGGTAAGTTGTTTCTTGGAATTGAAGTGTAACTTGAATAGCAACAGGCATACCAGTTCTACCTAGAGCAGGTTGATTTTCACCAGGAACCTCAAATGCTGACCAACCATTTGGTGCATAGTTTACATCAATATTTGTAAGTACCGAGGTTGTCATTGGCGGTATGTTTGGATTCTGAACACCACCGTAATAAAATTTAATGTCAAACTGTGATGGTGGTATTAAAAAACCTTGTGCATCTTGTACCAATTCTGGAGCTTGGTGAAAACGTAAGCGTTCAATAATTTTTTGAACTTCTAATGCTTCACGTTCATCTCTTGGATAAAAAGAGAAATCAAATTGAAATGTTCTAAAGTTAGGCGACTTATAAATTAACTCTAACATTGGATTTTTTGCAACACCAGCTAATGCCTGAAATGCTACCGCACCAGCCTCTTGTCCTAATAAACCTGAAAGAGCGGCGCCACCACCTAAAGCACCAGATTTCATTAAAGAACTAACAACTTCTCCAGCACCTTTTTCTTTATAACCTTCAGCCGCTGAAACTCCTGCAGCTGCTATCTTACCTGCTAACCCACCACCCAAATCAATGTTATCGTATGATTGTGAATAGGTGTATGCTAAAGTATCAGGCATATAAAGGGCAATAGCATCACTTGTTAATTGTGTGGTTTTTATGAAACTTTTATTTGTAATTTTTTTAATTGAGGTATCAATAACTGTTTGTGTTGCAGCAGAGTTTCCTCCAATTAAACTTGTTTTTTGATTAAATAAACTATTGACACTACTTACTGCGCCGCCAGCTACTTTACCAATTGCAGATGTTAGTCCACCTAAAGCACCGCCAGTTGCGTTATTAATTTGATTTAAACCATTGTTTATTTTACTCAGAAGTTCTCCACCAACAGATGAACCTAAATTGCCTGAAAG